TTCGAAATACTTTCACGCTCAAGCTGGGTGACCGTTTCTTGGGGCAACCCGTCCGGGTTCGCCCGGATCATTGCCCTCGCGGCGTCAAAACTAGCCGCCAGAGCCTCAGGGTTGTTGAAGTTAGCAACAACGTCCGCTTCAAGATTTGCCAAGGCGCTGACTTTAGCGTTTGTCCGCGCAGTCTGCATTTGGCTAAACTCATGCTTGGTGGCGCTGGTTATCTCGCTTTCCGACCGACGCCCCCACATCTTGCGGAACGCCTCCTTTTGATCGTCATTTTCCAGCGTCGCCTCTATCTCATTGTAGATGCTTTCTGCTGTCTCTGTCGTTAGCTGGGACACCCCAGAAGCGTTGACGCCTGTGCGGGTATAAATGCCTTCGTCGGGGTCAAACATCTTCTGACGGAGCTTGGTCGACCCGTCAGTATACGCTTCCATTACGCGCGCTGTGTCATCCTTTGATTTTTCCTCAGCCGCTATGGCAGAAAAGGTCCCGCCGAGACCACTGATAGCCTTGCCAGCTTGCTGCATGGCCCGGCCCACGCTTGCGCCAAACATGTCAGCGTTGACCTGATTTGGCTTGTAAGCCTTTGTTTCCTGAGAGCCGCCCGGATCGTATGTAGGAACTGGAGTAGCCATAAATAAAAGTCCTTACCCGTACCATTTCTGCGCGACCGAGCCAACGCCGCCTAAAATTGTGCTGAACGCGCCCCAAGCCCCCGCCGACCGAGCGTTATCAGCTTCCATAAACCCAAGCTCAGCTTGCGTGTTATGGTGCTGTTTTTCTCGCTGAGCATTATCCCGTATTTTTTGGGCGTCAAACTCCCCAAGCATGGCCGTGTCCGCCATTACTGTCAGCGGTGACCCGGAGCTTAAATCTAGGTTACCCGCAGCTTGGACTGCCTTTTGCCTTCCAATAAGAGCCTTTGTTCGCTGTCTGTGGCTTTCTTCGGCCTGAGCGCCGCGCTTAATACTATCTTCAGCGAGCATTCTGTCTTGCTTCGCTTTGTACTCAGCAGCCTTCGCTTGAGCGTTCGCCTGAGCCATTTGTCCCATTGCGCCAACGACAGAACCCATCGCTGACAAGATGCCGCCAATACCTGCCCCAGCTATGCACATTTTAGAACCCTTTCGTAAAGCGAATGTATTCACGCCCACCAACGCCAATTGGCATAGGTTCACCCATATCAAACCCCAGCCAAGAAAGCCAGCTTACTGCGTGCTTGTGATCTGCCATGACATAGTTTTCCATTTGAGGGAAAGCTTTTTCCATGCGCTTGTAATATCCAAGGCTTCCACGAAGAAATGCAAATGGGACCTCATTCATCAATGGCGTACCCAAAAGCCAAGGCACGCCTATATCTGACGTTAAGGTTTTTCGGTTAATGCCGAATATGCAAGCAATCTCACCGTCGACAAGCCCGGTCCATAACCCAACCGCGTGGGATACCGTCATCCTGATAGCCGGAGCCGGGCGCATTAACGTCAAATACATGATTTCTTCTTTATCGGCTTCGCGCATGTTTTTGGCCACGTAGTCACCGTCGCCATCAATGTACCGCCGAACTTCTACCTTACGAGCCGCCATAATCCACCTCTGCTGTCACGCCTAATACTGTGACAGGTAGAGGATATTGTTGCAATGCGCAAATGTTATGCTCTTCACCCCAGTCACTCCATGGCGGGACCGATATAACACCTTCCTTCAAAGATGCAGGCTCGCCATAATCTTCAAACGACCTTGGCTCTGTCTCGACGGCAGTATCAAACGTCATGCCGACCGCAAGGCCACGGGTTTCTTTAACCCTCAGATGAATTTGAGAGATGGACTTTTGGACGCCAGTATCGTCATTTTGAGGATTGCCAAGGTCCAAAGTTTGCAGCTTGGCCGAGTAAGATAGGCCCACATGAATGCGAGCGAATGAGCGGTCAAACGACAGAGCGCCGGACGCGACTGTCTTGTCGCTAACCACCGACCCATCACAAAGACAAACAACCTCCATCCCTTCTAAATGGTCAAGACCGGAAACTGCATCAAAAGCCTCACGGAAAACCACAGTATCCAGATAAACGCCACTCGCAAATTCGCTAGTGTCCACAGCGGCATCGTCTAATTCGCCTGTAATTTCAAAGGTGTTAGCAGTAGCGCTAGCCACCTTGTACCGACCGGATATACTGCCGACAACCTCAGCCTTCTCATTGTAAAAGTCAGCTCCTGACAGCTCCACAACATCACCGTCGCTCAGGCCGTGAGCCGTCGATGTGCATGTGGTTGTTGCCCCGGCGCTGATCGCGCTAATCAAGATAGGATCGTCGAGGGACAATCCACTATCGACAAAAAAGGCGTCCTGAATGTCCACGAAGGAACGGTCTTCAAGATATTCGATATACTGCGCCCACGCCCCATTAATGAAGCGCTGGACCAAGAAATAAGGCGTGTCGCGCGTCGTTTCAGGAACAACCTGCACATCCAGAAACTTGCCCTGCGTAGAGTGACGGCCCCAGCCCCAGACATCATGCTCTTTCATATATGTCAGGCTTAGCGCCTTGCCGTCCGACATAACACACCAGATCACGCCGTCAGGTTCTGCTGAGTAGTCCCAAGCAACAATGGTGCGCCCCTTGAACAAGTGCTCTGACAGAATGGTCCTGTCTTCAGCGATGTACTTGTCCACGTCCACGCTGTACTCCATGTCGCGCACGCGGTTTTCCCCGCGAGTGACGAACAGAATATTCTCCCCGACCACCAAAGGCTTGAGCGATGCAGAACACCCATAATAAGACTGAGGGGCAGGCAAGATTGAGTTTGGCGTGATTACGTCACCTTCTCGTCCAGTAACGCGCCACTCGCCAGATCGAGTGAATGTGATCATCCCCTTCTCAAGAGGGACCATATGGAAAATGTCTTGCTTTTTGCGCGCCGCCAGCGTGAACTCGACAGCATCATCGTCTTTCGCCGGGCGAGAAACGCCCATATTTTTGAAGTTGCCTGACTGGGACATCCATGTCGTTTGCGGATTGTTATCAGTTCCAGCAAACACTCGGCGTTGTTGAGAGAATGTGACAAGAGCAGGGTAATCTCCAGTGGCGTTAAATGGGTTAGAACCCTGCTGAGGCCCGTCAGAGAAGTCTGGGTTGATGTTGGTATCCCGGAACGTCAAATCTACCGTTGTTCCTATGAACCCGAAGATCCCGTTGACTTCCTTGTAGATAATGTATTCCGTCGCACCGGAGACTGCCGTCCATGTGACGTCGACGAAGTTTTGATCGTATCCGAGGACGACGTTGCCGCTTGTTGCTTCTGAGGACGGGAGACTTTCTTCCCCGTTAGCCCCGATTGCCGCGACGACGTAGGTGTGAGGTTGAGGCAATTTATCTGAGCCATATCCTGTGTATCCTTCTGTTTCAGTCGCAGCCACGCCAGTAGGCGCAGAAACAGACGGCTGGAACGTCACAGCAGTGAGTGTCCAGTTGGTGTCTGAGTATCTGCTCAGTTCCCTGATAGTGTAGTCAGGGTGAACGACCGTGGCCACGTCGTTTGATTGCTCCATGTACACCAGAGCCAGCCCAGCTTCAGTATATGGCGTGGCAATCTCATATGGGCTGCCACCACTAAGAATAGGCGCGCCACGGAAGAAAGGCCGGATGTACTGATCGCCAACTTCAAGCAAATAGGCGTCATCAGCGGCAGCTTCGAAGCTCATGATGCGCGTGAATTTAGTGCTGTCCTTGACTTCGGCCACCATACGAAGGCCTGCACGGTTTGAGACGCCGCCATGGGGTCGAATGTAGAAATTCTCCACAAGCTTCGCGCCGAGTTGGCGTCTGGCCAAATCTTCGCGTGCGTACATTTCTGGGGACAACTCCCCAGCGGTGAAGGAATTTTGCGAAAGCCGTGCGTCAACCACGATTACCTCACTGAATGGTAAGAGGAGAGCTGGTCTCTGTCGACGGCCTGCTCGTTTTTAGTGCGGCCTGCCGCGTTTGCGTATGAGGCGCTCCACTTGGAGTAAGCGTCGTCTTGAGCTTTTCTCGACTTGGTTATTGGCATCGCAATTTTTGCCGCCAAGAGCCACGACAGGGCAGAGGAGAACGCGGCATCAAACAACGTCACGTCTTCAATGTCAGTCGTATAAATAAACACAGGACTTTCCTGATTTGAATGAACCCATTTCCCGCCACCTGTCATGGCAGAGCTGACCTCAAATGGTATCTTAGGTGCAGCCGGGTCTTCTTGCCAGATCGAGAATATGCGCAACGCCTCAGTTGGGTACTTGTGGACATATGTCCAGCCCGGCATAGGGTCAGCATTGACCTGAACCCCAGTTTTCCACTTCTTAGCGAACGCCCACAACTGAGTGCTGAGAGCCTCTACCCGTGCTTCGTCGTACCGTTGCTTGCAGGCAACAGAGCTAGGGTTTGGCTGATCAAGCGACTGAATGGCGCGCTGGCCCAAATTGGCAAGCGCCATGTTGCATATCTGGACCTTATCGCCGATCATTTCTTATCACCATAAAGCTCAGCAGCAGGGTCGCTTGGCGCGGTTTGCGTGACTGCGATTTTCTGCAATTGAATGCGAATGTTGCGGGTTTTCTTTCCATTCACAAGGTTGGAGCTGTCTTCAGACACGAAGCCTGACCCAACGAGCATAACCTCCTCTTCAGCGTCCAGATCGCCAAGCTTTAGCTTTTTGATTGTCGCGTCATCAAGAGAGACGGACAGGCCCCAAGGGTAATCCTCTTCAGTAGACAGTGTCTCGTATTTTTTGGCCTCGGCCTTTTTGTCAGCCTCTGTGCGTTTGATGTCTGTGAGTTCCATTTTACCCTCGCGAATGAGATTGGCGGCCCCGGAAGGCCGCCATTGTTATTATGCAGGCTCCATCCACGATCCGGGACGGCCAGTGACCGAGAACACGTCGCCCGGCTCCTTTACTTCGCCGCCATAATAGCCGCGCTCAGTGGCGCGCACGCGGGTCTTTTTGGGCAGCTCTTTAAAGACGGACATTTTGCGCCCTGTCTTGCCGTCGTTTTGCTTCTCAAGTCGCGCGCGGTTCGATGTGCTTTCGATTGTTTCGCGCTCGAACTCGCCAGTTTCGTTGCTGACTTCATCTTGCGGGATGACTTCTCGGCGCTCATAACCAGGAGCGACTTTCTCAATGTCAGCGCGCTTCAATTCATCAAGACCAGAAGCTTCACAAACTGCCGCAATGTCAGGCTTGCCTGCCTTGGTCCAGTGCGCGTCATTTTCGTGGTCCAGTTTGGACAGGCCTGTTTTGATCTTGCCCTCAAATTCTTCGTTAGTCATTTGTCTAATTCCCGTGTGGTTGGTGTTGGTTGCCCAGCGCAATCATGCGGCGGCTGCGCTGGGCGTTATTAAGGCTTGCGTGACTTGGGGGCCTTAATTGCTTTGGACGCTAGAGACAACGCCAGCGGTAAGCTTACCTGCGGTGAAGTCACCAGTGCCTGCTACTGTGTACTTGAGGCGAGCGTACTGCAAGTTGACGCCCTTGGGGATTGCGTCAAACGGGAGCTGCCAGCCAGCAACAAGATCAGCCTCAGCGAATGTGCCAAGATCGATAGAGCTGTCGGGCGTGAATGTTGTTGTGCTGTCCAGCTCAAGAGCGATCGTCAGCGTGCCGTCATTAGCGGCGCTGTCAAAGTCTTCAGTGACTTGCACAAGCAATGGGATTTTATGCCCTTTACCTTGGTCAACTGACAGTTGGCTCGCGCCGTATGGTGTGCCAGCCAGACCAAAGTCTAGAGTGTTTGTAGACGCAGCCGTCGCAGTGATCGCTTGCTCGTCTGAAAAGATAGCTTGGTGATCCAAAATCATGGTATCGACTTTCCTAGTTAGAGAGAGGATGGCGGACTATTGTCCGCCAGTCCAGATTAAGCAACCAGCGCTTCAGTGTTGAGAAGTGCGTCAGTGTTGCGGACAGGGATTTTCCGGTAAGTTTCAACTTCCTTACCTTCAACTTGACCCATGGATAGGCGGGTAAAGTTGTCGGAGCCACCCGCGTTAGTGTTTTGGGCATCCAGAGCTTCCATGATATCACGGTTGCAGTAGATGGCCATTTTCTTAGGACCAACAGCGCCTTTGCCTTCACGATCAGCCACAGCATTTGGAAGTTTCCAATAGGCCTTGCGCATAAGAGCATAGAGATCAACGTTGCCAGCGATGACTTCTGAGATGTCAATGTTGGCAATACGTACGTTGAAGCGCCAGTCTTTAACAGCAACGCCAAGGTGCCACTGGAACAGCTCTTCTTTCGCGTAGTAAGGGTTGCCCGAACCATCAAGGATACGTTGCTCGCCTTTGTCTTCGCGCTTGATCCCGGCTGTGGTGCCATCAGGATAGATTGTTGAGGTGTAGTTTTCACCCCAAGTCACAAACCAAATTGAGGTGTTATCAGCGCCAGCGCCGCCACCGTCAATCACGTTTGAGTTTGAGAGGGTATTATAACGTGCAGCCAGACCTTTGAACTTCTCAGGAGAAGTTGTTGTGTCGTGGTAGAAAAGGCCGGAAGCCATTTCTTGGTTGAACGCTTCGTAGAACGGCACAGCTTCAGACATACGGAGCTGTGCTTCATTGCCCGGCGCGATGTCGAGAAGACGCTTGTCAATTGATGACAGAGCTTCAGCGAAGCCAGTGGTGTCATCGACTTGAGCGGTGCGGCTCTTAGATTGCGGGATACCTTGATAAAGGCCGCCCCAAGTGACAGAAGGCAAATCACTGCGAACTGTGTGGCGGTGCTTAGTTCCCTGATTACATTTTACAGCAATCATATCATCAAGCATCGGGTTGTTCTGGCTCAGAATTTCGATGACCTGAGCGATGCTCTTGCCATCTTCTGTACGCTTCATCGCGTCTGCCAGAGTTAGGTAGGTTTGTCCAAGCGTAGCCATGACAGCCTGCTCCTTTTCGGATTTTAGTTTAGTTTACCATCCCGATCTGGCAGGCCCGGAATGGTTTAACCCTTACACAAAAAGCTCACTGGTTGCAAACTGATTTCCTACGACGAGCTGCCGTACAAAATCGTTGCCGCATCTTCTTCAGTATGAGCGCCGCCCGGCTCAACCCCGGCCTCCCCTGACGCCTTGCCGTTGCGGTATGCGTACCGGATGAATGCAGGGTGGTTGCCAATGCCTGTGGTCTCAAGCAATTCTTTCAACTCAGCATCGCCACAATTCTTGATATTAGCGCGCGCAACGCCAACGTTCGCGTCAAATTCAGCGCCGCCTACGACCTTGTCTGATTTGGCGCTTTCGCCCCATTCGGCCACACGGTCAGCGTGGGCTTCAGCTTGCTTGTTATAAAGCTTAGCCTGTACTTCAACGAGCCTTTTCCGGCCAGCGTCACTAAGGTTCAACTCGCGGCTTACTTCATCAAACTCGGTTTTGATATCGCCAGCAAGCTCGAAACCCTCAGGCACTTCGAACTCTTCGTATTCCCCCTCAGGAGCGCCGACCAACTCGGATGGCTCTTCTTCGTCGCCATCGTCTTTAGGTTTATCACCATCGCCAGCTTCAGCCTTGAATTTAGCGCGCGCCGCTTCGTTCTCAGCCTCTGTTAATGCAGGATCATCCACATATTCAGTAGTAGTTTCTTGGTCTTGACCGCTTTCTTGGCTCCCTTCTTCAACAGGGTCGCCAGCATCACCGCCTTCACCAGCTTCAGGCGTGGGCGTGTCGCTGCCAGCATCAGGAGCGCTGCCGCTTTCTGACCCGTCTGGAGCCATTAGTGGCTGTTGCATCATTGCGAGATATTGACCGATTGTTTTGCCGTCGATTGTCATAGCATATTTTCCTTATTCATCAGTCGAGCGAGGTTCGCCCAGTTGGTTGATACAAAGGCTAGTAATTCCGCGCCCTTGGTTTGAACAGCCGCCTTTGCCGTGGTCTGTTCTGGCGTGTCGTGGAAGTGGTAAGTCCCGTGGAATGCGTGCAGGTTCACTGCTAAAATGTCGAAGACAACAGCCCGGCCTTCCGGTGTGTTCATCACCTTATCCCAGCTTTCGGACACACGTTTGCGCTTGGCTTCAATCTCTTCGCGCGCCAAGCGCTCTTCAGTAGTCTCTTCTGTCCTGGTTTCGTCACGCTCATTGTCAGTCATTACGCTAAGTTCCCATTGCCGCCTATGATATCTGCCAGAAGATTTGATCGGCGTCCAGTGTCAGCTTCAGACAATACACGCGCAGTATCAGCGCCTTGCTGGACCATCTCCATATTTTGCTGGGCTTGCTGCATTTTCTTGCGCTCTTCACGCAACTTCCCAACTTCATCATCGCTACGCACAACAGATGCGGCAACGCCAATATTGTCAGCGTATTCATCAACTGTCTGGTCCATATCCCACTTGTCGAGAATTTCTGGGTTACCCCCGGCCAAGTTACCCATAAACCCGCTGAACCGCTCAAGCGTCGAAACCCCAACCGCGCGCTGAGCTACGGCAAGGATAGACGTATATTCAACCTTCAACTGCACGCCATCCAGTTCTTCAGGCGGAGGCGGCAAAACCTCATGGCGGGTCATTACACCGAACGTCCGTTTGACTTCCCGGTTCAGCCCTTCGTAGTGCGTGCGTTCAAGCACGGGGCCAAGTTGGATAAGCTTCTCTTCGTGGCGCTCTTCAATCTCTCGCGCTGTGATCTCACGTCGGTCTGACTGGCTGAGCTGCAAAAACAAATCATTGAAATATGCGTGCTTGATACGACGGTCAATCTTGTCTTCTTCAGAATGAACCGCCTGCAACCCGCGCGGGTCGACCTGATACAATGGCCGGACAGGCTCGCCCGACTGGGAGTTTGCACCGTAGAACGTCATGCCGCCCGGCGTGTGATTGACTTGACGCCCGGACGTTTCCATCTCGGCAGGCCCTTGCATTGGAGGTACAGCCATCTTGTCGACCATCTGGCCCTTACGCTTCTCCAGAACCTGCAATGACTTGACGGCAGGCAAGGCTAGTGAACCGGGGCCATCACCATAAACATCATTGGACTGTACATCCCAGCGTGGCGCTGATATGGGGTTCTCGTTGTACCCCTTAACCTCCAGTATTGCGTTGTCTCCATTTCGCCCACTTGCGGCATCGCGCACAAGGTAGACAGAAGACATCTCCATCCCCAGCGGCCCGGACGCGCCCTTGACAAATGCCCTGTTAGGCTCGACCGCGTGAACAATATCCCAAAGGGTGGAATTGTCACCTCTGTCATA